CCAAAGATAGCTTGACCAGGCGCCCCTCCCTGTCTCCTAAACACTTTTCCTGGATACACGGAGAGGTCTTGCCCTGGGACGAGATTAGTCTCGTCTACCTCNATNAGTAGATTACCAGACAANGCTGCATTATCTACTGCCATTCGCATAAAGCCATTCATTAGTGTTTGAGTGTCATCCATATTCTCAGCAATACCTACACCAAAAATACTGTATGGATTCATCTCATAAGGAGCTGCAAAGTAAGGAATATAAGCTGGAGTAAAAGGGTTCATTACAAGACGTAATACTTGCCCATTACAAATCCAGATATTTACACTTAGCTGATCTGCATCTTCTAGATCTTTAGGGATGTCTACCCCTTGATCTTCTATTACTTCTTTGTCCACAAAACCCCAGAACTCTAAAACCTCAAAACGGTCAGCTTTATCTTCTTCTGAGTTATCTTCCATGATGTGTTCCCACCACTGCTTGCGGTAGCTTTCACCTAGTCGTAAAGCATTGTCTACAGCATTTTCACGAAAGTATGGACGATTTTTTAAGCCACGTACTTGAGAACGTGACATCTTGTGACGTTCTACAACGTATTCTGCTTCTTCCATTGTAGCTGCATCTGGATCTGGATAAAAGTTCCAAATAGATACAGATGTAGTTTGTGGAATTGTTTTAAACACAGGAGAATAATTACCATCATCATCCCAGTTTGGATATTCTTTATCTACAGCAAATGGGCCTTTCATAACGCCTGTACCAAAAAGTGCTGTTTCAAAAGCAGCAGCACGTAGATGTTTCTTTGCATGAGATTCTTCTAGTTGATCATGTATTTTCTTTTCCATCTTTTTAGCTGAAACTTCAGCAGGGTGTAATTGTACAGCAGATGGACTACCATTTACTCCAGGTTTTACATCATCAATAACAGGCTCTAACATTCCTGTTAAAGCACCAAGTCTTTCTTTAAACTCTGGTAAAGTTTCTCCTGGAAGTAGTTCAGCCATATCTTCATTGATTGCTTTTCGTACTTCAGGATTAGTTTCATAACTAACAGTATCTTGAATACCATCTGGTAAAGTTGTAGGGTCAATACTAATAGGGAATCTATTACCACCAAATAACACCTCTGCTATCTGACCATAAGCTGCAAGAACTTTTGTTTTAGTAACTTTTACAAATATACGAGATTTTTCTGTAGAAGTAAACTGTACATCAGGTCCGTATAAACCACGATAGTTTCTGTAAGCTTGAATCCAACGTTCTTCATCCAGTTGTCTAGCTGTATCAGCCTTACTATACTTGTCTTTGACAAACTGAACGATGTGGCCTGTAAGTGGATCTCTATAGTCATCTTCAGAAACATCTTCTACTGCTGATGTCTCTTCCATGTCCATGATCATTTCTTCAAAATCTTCTTCTGCCATTTTATTTCCTTAGTATCCAAATGTGGGATCTGATGCTTGAAAGCCTGTACGTTGTGATGCAGGATCAAAATCAAATATGTTACTACGTGGTCTAGTCATTATACCATACCTTAAGGCATCATACAAGTGGTCTTCTGCGTGTAGTATCTACATCCTCTGGATTTTTCTTATCTAAAGGAATAGAGGGTAGCTGAGATATAAGATTAGTGCAATTAGAAAAAAACACAAGTTTAGGTTCTTCCGTAAATTCATCTACCTGTAATCGTCTATGCAGTTCGTTTTTACCTGCTATACGAGAGCCTCTGATCTATCTGAAGGTCTCCAACGACAACCTTTTAAGATCATTTGTTCTGCTAGGCTTGGGCCAGTATCTCCACGTTTATGCCAAAGAGATGAGTCAAGAACTCCGTAACGTATATTCTCTCCTGACTCATTTTCTATCTCTAGCACCATGTCAGCTAGGTCAGTAGCTGTGACCTTTGATACATACAGTTCTCTATATACTACTAGTTGTTCAGATCCTGGAACCATAGTAAACCAAAGAATACCAGTGTATGAACCATAACCATAATCACAAGCTCTAAAGTGAACCCAGTTAGAAGGTATCTCATAAGGCTCTACTACGTGTATGTTCCTGTTAAACTCAGGGAAGGCTGCACCTTCGTTTATATCCCAATCACCTTCGAGTAGTTGTCTACGTTGATGTTCAGGTAACGACAGAAGATTGGCTTCGTATAAACCATCGTCCGATAGATAGGGGTTGTCGAAAAGGGTGGCAGGGATAAACTTACGTTTGAACAGAGGCTCACCCTCTCGACTGTGACCTTTCGGCCACTGTATCACTTCTCCATTTTCATCAGTAGCATGGAACGAGTTATTAGGTACTTGAGGGTCAATAAACGTTCTTTTTACCCACTGATGGCCTGGACCGCCAGGGTTGCTAGTCGCTCTCATATACAGTGGCAAACCTGAAGCCCTTGTTGTACGGAGACGTGATCTCATATAATTCCATGCGTAAGGTGAAGGCCATTGTGTAAGTTCATCAAAGCCAATCCAGTTAAAGGCTTGACCTTGGTATCTCATAACGTCATCCTCTCTGTCGAGGTAGGACATCCACAATGTAGCACCTGATGGAGCTACCCAAGTTTTATCTCTTTCCATAAACTTTATTCCAGGTATAGCTTTGGGATAAAGTTGTTTGCTTACTGATATAAGNTCTCTAAGCTCTTCTGTACTCCTACGAACAAGTAGCATTCGTGCATTTGGATTGCCCAAGTACCGCACTGGGTCTGCAACCATCGCATAAGACTTACCACCACCTGCTGCTCCTCCATAAAGAACTTCTTGTTCTGTNGCTGCTAAAAAACTAGTCTGAGGTCCAGGGTTAGGCTCAAAGATAACTTCTCTAGCTTTTTCAAAGTCTATCTCTTCAGGCTTAGGTTGGGCTGGAACTAACTCTTTCTCTGTAACCGAGTCTTTGGGTTTCAAGCTTTTCCGCTTTTTGTAACGCTTCTTTGTACCTTTGGGCGAGGTAACGTTGAGTTGAAGCTTCGTTCTTACGTTGTTGCTCAATTTTTACCCTCTTGTATAATCCTACATGNGAAATGTATTTTCCAGATTGAGTACTGAGCCAAGCTGNTACTTCTCTNTAACTGTATTGCTTTATAAACTTCTTAGCTTTTTCAAACAACTCTAGTTCTTCTGGAATTGGTAGTAGTATATCACAATCATCAGGGTCTTGTCTATACCCAAATGGTACATGTCTACCAACTCTTACAACAGGTTGCCACTCATATTCACCATCTACCTCTACAGGTTTGGGTAACTTCCAAGTTCTATTCGTCTTCATTAGCTTTCTGTGGTAATATAAATAGTGGATTAGCCGCAGATACTTCTACTTTTTCTGTTTTAATAAAACCACTACGATCTAAAACATCTTTTGCAGCCGCCATCTTTTCTTTATTACCTAAGTCTGTAGGATTGTTCATAACCTCAAACATTGAGTATGCAGCTTTTACAGCCGACGAAGAAATAAACTTCTTTGTAAGGTCTGCAATTTCTTCTGCTAAAGACTCTGCAATAGCTTTTGTAGCTACTCCATCTGCATAACCTGCAAGTTTTCTAGCTTTAACTAGATTACCTCCAGCTTCTTCAAACAGTACGTCTAAAAATTTCTGTTGTTTTTCTGTTAAGTTTCTTGCCATTATGCCACCATATAAATTATAAAACCTAGAGTTGTTGCACCTGCTAAAAGCATAACGCCTGATATACCCCAAGTAATTATTGCTTCTTGTATCTCTGCTTTACGATACTCTTGTTCTTTTTTTTGTTTACGTATTCTACCTTCAGTTGCTACCAGTTCATCCCAGACAGATGGACCATACGTAAAACTGATCCAGTCTTTTAGTTCTTGCCTCATAGCTTGAGCTTTCTTTTTAGCTGTAAATATCTCTAAAGCTTCTGCTTCAACAGAACCCCCCAGTGATTTCCACCAAGGAGGGTTTTTGTTTTTCTGCTCTAAGTAGGATAGGTCGCTCATGCTGCTAGCCCACTGATTTAGTTGACCACCCATTTCTTGAAGATCTTTTCCGAACTGGAAACCTTTCTTCAACGCATTGAACGCTACGGTAGCTCCACCGATGATTGTAACTGGGTCCACGAGCCTCCTCCCAAAGTACTCCTAGTATCATTAAAGAAGTTATTGTGCTTTTCAAAGAGCTTTACCTGTTAGTAAAACCCTCTCTATATCACACCTACCTATTCCTAAGTCTCGTAGCTCTCTATCAGTCATTCTGTTAAGTTGCAAACGTGCAATCTTACGTCTAGCTGACTCTGTTCTTGCTTCTATTATTCTATTAAGTAATCTCTTAAACATTTTCTACTCCTATGTTAGCCCTATCTGG